TCAAATCAATTTATTTTATTAATTTTTGTTTGAAAATAGTATTGTTTAACGCAGTATTTAAAATACCATTATCCATACCATTACCTTTAACATCAATTGTTATGGTATGGTTAATATCAACTGTTTTTTGAGTTTCTACTTTATTTTCAGTTTGTTGTTTTGGATTTGTATCGATGCTTTCAATTTTAGTTTCAACCAATTTTGGGGGTTCAACACTAATTGATTTGTTAACATTTAAAGAAATGATATTACTAATTTCTTTCAAACTATTTTCAATAGGTTCAATATTAACTGTTTGTTGTACTCGATTTAAATCTTCAGGTTTTTGTTCATTATTTATGACTGGTGTTGGTGTTTCAGTTGTAACTACTTGGGTTATTGGTTGATTTAATAATGAAATTTCATTTAATAATTTTTCACCAAAATTAACATCAAAGTTATTTTGTGGTTCATTATTAGGTACAACTATCTGATTAGGTATTTGATTTTCAACTATTGGTTCTTTAGGTAAAACTTCTTTGGTTTTTGAAATATCACTACTAATAGTTTTATTTAATTGTCCAATACTATTGTTAATTTCATCAAAATTTATTTTTGATTTACTTTCTGTATTAATCTCAGAAAATTTATCTAACTCAACATTAAAATTTTCAGAAAGTTTAGTAACAAAATCATTTAAACTTTCTCCAGTATTTTCACCTGTAGTTTCTATGTTTACATTAGGTTCGGGATATTCAATTTTTTTAATTTCTCCTGCAATTGGTGTTAAATCTAATTCTTTTTGTTTTGAAAAATACTCGGTTAGGGATTCTCCTATATCACCAACAGTAATTATATTTTCATTCATCGTTTTTTGTAAACTTTCAAATTGTAACCCCCCTACTTGAGTGTTTTGACTTTGTTCGGTAGGGTTGTTAGTATTTTTGTTCTCTTTTAAACTTTCAGTTAATGTTTCTAAATCAATTTTTTCAGGATTATATAATGTTATAAAATCATTAATGCTTGTATCAATTTTAGGTAAATGCTCAACCAATAAATCCTGTATTTGTTTTGTTTTATCGTCTCCAATTAATATTGTTTCATTGATTGATAATAATGTCTCATTTAATGTTACAAGATTACTATTGGTCTCATCCATAACAAACATCTGTGTGGGTTGTGTTACTTGATTTTCAATCTTTGTTTCCTTAGGTAACACAGCTTTATTACCAATTTCTTCTGTAGTTAATTGAGGTTTTGGGATATTGATACCTTGTAAATTTATACTTGGTGTAAAATTAATTGGTGTTGGTTGTGTTTCCTCAGGTTTTTGAGTTTGGGTGTCCATTGGTGTTTGAGTTTGTGTCTGAACTTGTTGGACTTGTTTGTCAATTGTTGTGGACTCTATTACATCATCTTTTAATCCGGATACAATATTAAATAATGTTTCTTTACTTAGTCCAAGTTTATCCATCACACTCAAATCGCCTCGTATAAGTCCTTTTGAAATTTCTTGTAAATCTTCAGGTGTGATACCTCTAATAGTCTCACCTACAGTGCCTTGCGGTCCAGCAATCTTAGAGACTATTTCTTGTGGTTTAAACGCATAGTCTTTAATTGTTTTTAAAATTGTGTCACCTAATGGTGAACCGGCTGCCGCAAGTCCCATTGATTGCTTCATTGTGTTTAATATTGCAATCATTTTGTTTGTTGATGATAACTGTTCTTCAGCTAAATTCACTAATTTTTCTTCAGGAGTTGTTCCTTGTTCTTGTTCGGTTAAATAAGTCTTTAACCCTTCTTCATTACCCTCAAAGGTTGAAATAAAATCTTGAAGAGATTGTACATCTCCGCTTTTTGTGGTAATTTCATATTTACCAGTTTCTTTATTTAAAGTTGCTAAATTAGCAATTTGCTCTTGTGTGTCCTCGTCAATTTTTAAATTGCCAAATGAAATTTCAGATAATTTTTTGTCAAGGTCGGCACCGGCCAAAGCCATTTTATTTACCTCTTTAATATCATACCCTAATTCATCCGCAACGGCCTTTAATTCTCGTCTAGCCCCCGGCATTATTTGAAAAGATTGACTCTTTTCATCAAAATATGTGTATTGTTTAAATAACCCACTTAATTGATTTTGTAATTCTCCAACATCATTTTGAGCCAAATCCATTAGTCTTAATGGGTCTAACAAGTCACCACTAGCAACTCCAAGTCTTTGTAGTGATGCAGATAATTCGACTGCCTTTTCAGGTGACATTAAATCTTCAGCAGTTCTAAATACACTTTCCATGGAAATTCTAAGGGTAGCCGCCTTTGCCGCCATCCTTGTTAATCCCTCTACACCATTTTCAAAACCAAAACGATTTAACTTGTCTAAGTTACCAACAACACCTGCGGACACCACTTTTGCAGATACCCCCATGTCTCGAGCGGTTTTAACCACTTCGTACATAGTATCTCCAATATCATCAATTGATTTTCCTGAATCTAAAAAGGCATTTAACAATTCACCAGCCTCAACACCTGTAACTTTGGTAGCGGCGTACAACTCCTTACCCATATCCCCTGTAAGGATTAAGTTTTTCTGAGTTGATTTAATTAAAGTTTCTTGTAAACTTAATGCTTCTTGTTGACTCCCACCTAATCTAATAACTTCATCCGCCGCGTCCGTAAAATTTAACTTAATACCCCTACTAAATTCAACCCCTCTTCCCATTTGGTTAATAACACTTGAGAATTTTTGGTCAATAGATAATGTAGTATTTAAAATTCCATTATACGAACCTTCAACATCTTTGTAGACTTGTTCAAAAATTTTTCCTTTGTCAGATAAATCAGTACTAAATAAATTATTTTTAATCCCTGTTATTCTAGCCTGTAATGTAGATAGTGACTCATCAGTATCAGTAACAATACTTGGACCAGAATTTTGGTTATTATTTTGCATCATATTAATAAATACCTTTATTAAGTTTTTGGTGTATTAACTTCAATTATCTTATCAACAAGATATTTTCTTTCATATGACGGCATAATTAAAAAGTCAGAATATGATGTATTCAAATATTTTCCCATTAGAAAATATTGATTCAACAAATTAACTTTGTGATTAGAAGAAAGGACGAAAAAACTCCGCCCCAAAGGCAATAGAGGTCTTTACCTTTCTTCCAGACGGGGCTATAATTACCCTAACCAAGTTAACTCTAGGTTCATTTTTTCTAATAAAATTAGAAATAAATTTAGAGTCCATGATAGGCATGTCATTTATGAACTTATTAATTTCTTCTTTACTGTTTGTACCATCTAATTCCACAATCATTTTTTGTAGTTTCCATGTGACTCTTGGTGGAACCATATTAGCAGGATACTTCTCGGCCATTTTATCCATTTCCATGGTATCCCCATAAGTCAATGGTCTAATTTTAACAACTCTGTTTGATTTTGGTAGGGTTACAGAAAATAGTCCGTTATCATCTGGTTCGGTTTCAGGTTTAATAAATTCAAGTTCATCCAAAGTAATAACCTTTTGGAATGATTTTCCAGTTTCAGGGTCAGTTAAATTAAATGTATAATCAGCCCCAAACGAGGTATTTCTTAAAAATATTAAAATGGTTTCCAAATCACCGTTGAGTAAATTTTCAGGTTTCAAATCCGATTCATACAGTTTATTCCTGATTAATTGTGTAATAATACCTTCTCCACCATTTTTAGAAATGTTAACTAAAATGTTTTCATCATTTGCGGTAAGATACCCAACTTTAACTGATTTTTTCTTATTCTTATAATATCTTCCACCGCTTGGTAATTCTACAACATCGTGTGGTAAACTAAAATTTTCTTGTCCGTATGTTTTTTCTTCCATAATATTTTTTTATAAAAAAAAATCCACAATAAAGTTGATTTTGTAAATAGTATTTGAATTAAAAATAAATTAATACAATAAGATACATCTATCAGGTCTTAAAGACGCTTGTATAGTTTGGATACCGTCCTGTGCATAATTCACAGCTTGGAAGTCAACTTTAGTAAGGAAACATCCTTGTAATAACCATTTTTCAATTACAACTCCTGTTGGGTCTAACATTTCTAAATCAACATTTTTCTTATATCCTGCGGCATATCCCATACGACCTGTAACCGACTCGGCGTGTAAACGAACCCACTCCATAAGAGCTTGTGCAGCTGACGGACCAATTGGGTCACGGAAGGTAACTGGAATTTCACCCCATTCAAATTGACCCGCAACATAAGTTTTGGTATTCAAAAATGGAATTTCAGTCGATTTTATAGTTATAGCAGGTCTGCTAGTAGACTCAACGAACCACTCATTTATACCCAATTCGTCGGGGAATCTTAATATGAATCTGTTTTGTTTTTTAGGTTCATATGGTATGGGCATTTTCATTAGTAAATCAGCCATGTTCTTTCAATTTTTTTTCTTTTATTTAATTATAAATATTCTGTTTATTTTTTTTTTCTATTTACTTTAATTATTTTTTGGGAAATTATTGCATAAGACCAGTTTTAATTATTATATGGTTTCTTTTCTCCTCCATGTGTTGAATAAAGTTGATATAAATTATCTGGGTCTTTTGTTAATTCTTTATTTAATTTTTCTAGGTTTCTTAAATCATCATCAGAAAATCCAATTGTAGGTACAAAATTGTTAGATATGTCATTTTTAAAGTGTGGTGAGCCTCCGATTTTTTCAGCAATACTTTTAACATAATTTTGGAATTCTCTGGCAGCTTCGACTTTTAATTCTTCTGGGTTGGCCGCGGAACCCTTACCAAATGTCACAGGATAATACTTACATAACTTATAAACATAAAAATCAATAAGTTTTTCGTCAGAAACATCAGGATTTTGTTTTGCAATTTTATTATATTTTCTTAAATTCCAAACCAATTCTTTTTTTGATATCCCTTTAATATCTCCATCTATTAATTTTCTAACCGACATTGCTAATGTTTTTGGATTATGCCCTCTTGCGGTGATGATAGAAAAAACCGAACCTCCGTTAACACACTCTACAAAATCAGACCAAGCTGGACCTGTTTTGGCAATCATTGCATCCATTAAAAACTTTTTATCACCCTTTACACCAAAATTTCTAAAAGGGTCTTCTGCGAACCCTACAATAGTTTTTCCCTTATACTCAAAATTATTTTTACCTACTTCAGTACGATGTTCCGCAAAATCTTCGGTACCCATTCCTACCTCATTACCCTTATCATCCTTTAAAATAATTTTAGTTGGCATATACATAAGGTTATCATCCCAATCAAATGCGTAATATTTCATATCAGGTGTTAGTTTTTCTTTATCACCAAAACCTTCTAAAATAATTAATTTCATAACTATAAATATTATTAAAAATAAAAAACCCCCACTTGTGTGAGGGTTTTTAATATGTTTGTCTTTTATTAGATATTTTCGAAAGACGCTCCTGTTGGAGTAATTAAAAATTCAATGTCTATAAATTCTAACGCTTTTGTAGGTTTGATATAAATCTTACCTGTCAATTGGTTATTATCCAAATCTTCAGTAGTGTTAGCTACAGTAACTCTGAAATCATATAATCCTCTATCTCTACGAATTGCGTCTAAGATAGGATTAACAGAGTCTAAGAATTGTTGTCTAACAATGTTGTCATTTTGTTCGAATAACAATCTAACGGCCACCGCTGAAATTAATTTACGAGCTTGTAATAACAATCTTCTAACATTGATTCTGTCAAGTGCTGACTCTCTAATTTGAAGAGTCTTATTACCCCAAATTACCGTTCCAACATCGTTAAAAGTTGCGATTGGGTTAATTCTTCCCTTATAAAGAGTGTCTCTCTCTTCTTGAGTTAATCTGCGTCTTGCTCTTACAGAATTTACAATACCACGAGTATAACCTGCGGTTGCAAACCATGGGAATGCGATGTTATCAGTCAATGCCAAGTTTCTTGTTACTTCAGCAGTTGCTGGTAAATAGATTTGTGTGTTATTAACTGTATCCCTTGTTAAAACCCATGGGTAATAAGTTGCGGTATAGTTAGAATCAATATCTTGAGTTTCTAAGTTACTAACCGCGTCTTGAGGATAAATTAAATTATCCATAGATGTTGATGGTTGTAACAACTCAAAATCAGGAGTTGTTGTAATGTAGATAGAATCTGCTCTGTCGAATTCAACCATAGTGATTGTTGCATTTACTAATTCATAGTTGTTAACATAATCAATACCAGGTGTTGCTAAAACATTAATGTTTGTAGTACTTGGATTGTTAAATGTTTGAATCCCGATTAAATATGCGTAGTAGTCAGTATTTGCGTAATCTGTTTCATTACCGTCAACAACTATTGTTCTAAACGCTCCCCATCCTGTTGAGTCAGTGTAAGGTACACAAGAATTAGCACCTGCCTTATATCCTGATTTACCTAACAAATATTCGTCAGAATTTGTTCTTCTTTCTCTATAAACATCCCATCCATCAAATCCACCATAAAAATGTGCCGTATATTTTCTCGCAAATAAACGATAGTATGGATTTGTTTGAGTTTCAGGTTCCGAAGTGAAACTTCCTGAACCAACAAAAAACGCAGTTTCACCTGATGATTGATAAGAACTTGAAATAGTTACAACAGTTGCCCCACTATCCATGTGGAAACCTTTTGTCAACCAATTCCAAGAAACAAATAAATCTTCGTCAGTTCCACAAACAAACCCGTTAACTGGGGTTTTTTTACCTTTATATTGTAAGAAATCATTATCACTACCTAAAGATGTTGAAAATCCTAAGTAAGTTCTTCTAACATTGTCACCATTACTTATAACTTTATCATCAGTTCCATTAGAACCAAATGGAGGGTTAAAAATAACTTCACCAGGATAATCATACTTAGTTTTGAAAACGGGGAATGGTCTATTATTTGATGCGTAATCTCTAATAATGTACCCATTATAACCACAAGGTAATGAATCAGACGGTG